AATAAAAAAAATCTTAGAGTCAGTGTATATTGATGACTTAAAAAATTCAAAGTATTTTATATTAAGTAAAACGAAATTGAAAGAAACGGTAAGTATATAATATTTATCATTAAAAACAATTATGAAAATATTAGGACCTAAAGATACAGGAAAGGGTATTTTAGTTGAGTGGGATGCTGGAGTTATAAACCCTAATGATGCCAGAAATAATCAAGTTATTAAAGAATCTTACGGACAGTTAGATTATTCTAAACCATTTGTATTTTATGCAACATTACAAAAATACGGAGTACCAAATAGAAACGGAAGAATTTATCCTGAAAAAATATTAAAAAGAGAAGCTGAAAAATATAAGGATATGATTAATAGAGGTATGTCAATATCCGAATTAAATCACCCTGAATCATCACTTATTGATTTAGATAGAGTTGCCCATTTAATTACAGACATTTGGTGGGAAGATAACGTACTAATGGGTAAAATAAAATTATTAACTACTCCGGGGTTTCATGAAAGAGGTATTGTATCATCTAAAGGAGATGTTGCGGCAAACATGATGAGACAAGGTGTTACTATGGGAGTATCTTCTCGTGGTGTTGGTTCACTTGTTAAAAAAGGAGAACAAAATGAAGTACAAGATGATTTTGAATTAATATGTTTTGATTTAGTGTCGTCACCATCGACACCTGGAGCATATCTTTATTTAAATCAAGATGACAGACCTAAGTATGAAGAAAAACTTGAAGAACATCGAGTTGAAGTTTCTAACTCCGGTTTAGACAAATCTATTGACTTAATGAAAAGATTATCCGATTATTTGGGTAAATAAAAAATTTAAGACATGGATGAAAAATATTTTGTAGCTAGAGTAACTACCGACATGGTAGATGAAAACACAGGAAAAGTAAAAAAAATTAAAGAAGAAAAATTAGTTAAGGGTTATTCACCGACGGACGTTGAGGCAAAAGTAACTAAAGCGTATGAAACTTATACTATGGATTGGAGAATCACAGCGATAGTAGAAAGTAAAATTGATGAGGTTATAGAATAATTTTAATTAAAATTTTAGTTTTAAAAGGGATGGTAATTTTTTACTGTCCCTTTTTTTTACGCTTAAACATACGTAATAATGATATTTTTTTAACTTTTTTAAAACTATGATATATTTATTGAATAAATAAACGCACGGCGAATTGCATATTAATTATGAGTATGGAAAAAAATAACTCAATAGTGGAGGAAGCCCTTCTACAAATGAAGGCGGTTGAGGACGCTATTAATGAAAACGCAAAAGGAATACTTGCTTCTACAATGAAGGAAGAAATCAGTGAATTAGTAAGGGAATCTTTAGGAGGTTCAAAAAAATCAAAAAAGTCTTTGTTCGAACAAGAAGAAGATGACGACGACGACATCGATGACGATGACACAGTAGAAGACGACGACGTAGAAGACTTTGATGAAACTGAGTTCGATGCTGAAGTAGGAGTAATGCCTACAGACGTAGCGGATGATAATCAAGACGCCATGGCTCCTTTGGATATGACTCAGGCACCTATCTCCGATGTAATTAAAGTATTTAAGGCGATGGGCGACGAGGATGGAATTATTGTTAAAAAAGATGAAGGTGGAAATATCCACTTGACAGACACTAGCAAAGATTCTGAATACCTTATTCGAATGGATGAAATGGAAAACAACGTTACACCAATGAGAACACAAACAAACGAAAGTGTTTTATATGAGTTACGTTTTGACGATAGTGAAAACCCTATGGGTGATAGTTTTGGATTCACATCTCATAAAGATGATGATTTTGAAGAATTGTCTTATGAGTTTGATGAAGCTGTTGAAGATCCTACAGATACTTCAGGAGAATCAGGACAACCATTTACTGCAGAAGGAGAATGGTTTGAAATGGATGATCCAACAGACACATCATCAGAAACAGGGGCGGCATTCACTGCAGAAGGAAGACGTAACGAAGTTGTTTATGAACTTGAGATTGGCGAAAACTTTAAACCAAAAGGTAGAGTTGGAAAAATGAAATTCAAATATCCTTCAAAACTTAGAAAAGGAGTTACCGAAATGGGTGATTACGAAGAAGAAAATGAATGGATGGAAATGGATGACATGGATGATGAAGGCAAAGCTGGAGAGACTAAAGAAGCAGCAAGAACACTTGGTAACGGAAGAAAATGGGGTAGAAAAGGTTTACCAAAACCAAGAACCGCACCAAGACATTTAGAAGTTGAGTCTGTAACTAAAGAAGTTAATTTGTTAAGAGAGAAAAATGAGGAGTACAAAAAAGCTCTTGATTTCTTCAGAAATAAGTTAAATGAAGTTGCGGTTTTCAATTCTAACTTGGCTTACTCAACAAGATTGTTCACAGAACATACAACGACAAAACAAGAAAAGATAAATATTTTAAGAAGATTTGATAACGTTAACTCAATCAAAGAATCAAAAACTCTTTATCAAACAATTAAATCAGAATTAGGAACTGAATCAACAAATCCTGGAGTATTTACTGAATCTATCGAAAGAAAGGTTATCAAAACTCCACAAAATGGTTCAGCAGGTAATTTGATTGAAACTAAAACTTATGAGAATCCACAATTTTTAAGAATGAAGGATTTGATGAATAAAATAAAATAAACAAAAAAATAAACTCAATTTAAAAATAAAAAAATGGGAGCATTATTAGAATCAGGTCTTGTAGGTAACATCGGGTTGAAACACCTTAAAGTTATCAAAGAAGATACAATTAACAAATGGGATCGATTAGGATTCCTAGACGGTCTAAGAGGACACGTTAAAGAGAACATGGCACAATTATATGAAAACCAAGCATCTCACTTAATCAATGAAGCAGCATCTACTGATAGTTCAGGTTCTTTTGAAACTGTAGTATTTCCTATCGTAAGAAGAGTATTCTCTAAATTATTGGCTAATGACTTAGTTTCTGTACAAGCAATGAACTTACCTATCGGTAAATTGTTCTACTTTGTACCAAGAATTCAAGGTTATGAAACAAGTACTGAACAAACCGCAGCTAATAATTATGATGGTTACGGAACTCATTATTCACCTGTTGGTGCACCTGGTAACACTACAGGGATTGGTGCAGGATATCCAGGTGGATCAGGTTCTTCATTCAAGAAAAATCTTTATGATTTATTCTACGAAGGAGCTGAAGGACAATTAGATCCTCCAGGAGTATTTGATTACTCTAAAGGTAAATGGACAGCAGTAACTCAAGATGCTACTGTACAAGTATGGAATGGTTCATCATTAACTGGAGCAACTAACCAATACCCTACAGGTACAAACATAAGAAAGGCTATTATTAAACTTTGTGGTTGGACACCAATTGCAGGAAATGGTAAATTAGTTGGTCCTGATGGTTCTGAAGTTGACTCTGAGACTTTTCTTTCTGACTTAAGAGTATTTTCTGCTCAACCTAAAGCAACATCTCCATTATCAGCATCAACACCATGTAGCGTTGCGTTTGACAGTAACAATAACCCTAATTCATTATTATTTAGAGTTGTTACTCAACAATACGGACAAGGTATTGTTGGACCTACTTCAACATTAACAGATGTACCTTATCCATCGGAAGGTAATGGTGGTTCATACTACAATATTTGTTCTCAAAATGGATGTATCTTCTTAGAAGTTGATTTATCATGTCCGGCATGTGCCGATTGTGGATCAACATCATTGGATGGTTACACAGGAACTACATTGACAGGTCCTTTAAGTGGTGACGCATTTACAGTAGTTTGGAGAAGATATGCAAACTTAGAATTCGAAGATCAAATTGGTGAGGTTTCTTTCGATTTAGAATCAGTAACTGTTTCTGTAACTGAAAGAAAACTAAGAGCACAATGGTCACCTGAATTGGCACAAGACGTTTCAGCATTCCATAACATCGACGCTGAGGCTGAATTAACGGCATTATTGTCTGAGCAAGTGGCGGCTGAAATCGATAGAGAAATCTTGAGAGACCTTAGAAAAGGAGCAGCTTGGAATTTACGTTGGGATTACAACGGATGGAGAAGAGTACAAGGAGTTAATTCATATACTCAAAAAGATTGGAACCAAACATTAATTACAGCAATCAACCAATTGTCAGCACAAATTCACAAATCTACTTTGAGAGGTGGTGCTAACTGGATCGTTG